GTTGAAATACTCCTTTTGTATGACCGTCGCAAATTAAATCCCAAGTTCTTTTATCTGTTAGAGATATTTGGGTTATATCAATCATTTAATATCTAAATCCTTAATTAAAAAATAACATATCCCAGAATATGCACATCTCAACATGGCATCTTCAATTGGTTGGTTTGTTATCATAAAAAAAACCGACACGGCTAACCAAAATATACATACCAAATAGTTAATTGTTTTTGCGGTTTTTATCATTATCTCATATCCAACATTAACCAACCAGCAGTATGATGATCTACTTCAAATTTACTAACTAATTCAACACCGTATTTTTTCAAACTTTTACCAAATATAAAATCTCGCCAGTATTGATTTTCTAAATCCTCTGTACTTTTTTCTTGAGTTTTTCTATAGTCTGACCTTTGAGTTTGTTCCATAATTCTAAACCTGTTCTAAATTCTAAATAATTGACAGATGTTGCAAACTTATTAAAATCTGTTTCATTATTTGTAGTATTAGGAATAATAAATGAATATATTTTAATTGCGCCTTTTGAATCTTCAACAAGCACAGATTTAAAAAATTCATGCGGAACAACAACATCATCACCAATTTTAGTAAAAGGTTGACCAATATCAAATACTGGTCCGCTAATAGCATAAACCTCTACTATTTCTTCTTTAATAGCAATTGTTCTAACTTTATCTTCCAACATTCTCCAGATTTTACGATTTAAATCTGGATGCTGCGGTGCCATATTTGACATCAGAAAAGTTTCGCTATTTTCTAGTCGATTTGAGTTTCTATCAGCAGAAGGTACGAGATGCCCTCTATCATAGCCAGAGCCGCGATAATCTGCCAGAGTAGACCTGAACATCTCCGGGATACGAAGATCCGGCCTGAAGCAATCCTCGCGGTCTACAGCCACATCCTGAGCCTCACCATCAATTACCTGCATAGCCCATCTAGGCTGACGGAAAAGATAGGAATATCCAATTAGGTAATTTCTATTTGGCAGAATTTGATCCGCCGGAGGCATACCATAACGTGTTTCTTTAAATAATTGTGGAATTTCCATTATACGAATGCATCCTTAAATTTTCTTTTATAAACAAATTGCCTGAACATTTTCATTGTTCTACAGAATAATTCCGCTGTCATTAAAACATCACTCATAGCATCGTGGGCTTGACCTTTTGAATAACCCATGTAGCCTCTTACTAAATTATCATTAGATAATGAGTTTACTTCTTTATTGTTCTCAAAACAGCAAAACATTAAATCCATTGTATCTACTATATTTATTGGATTAAATAATGTTTGTCTTCTACCATCTTTATCTTTTGGTCCATAACCCCACGGTTCATTACAGCAGATTCTTTGTACTATAGGCATATCAAAACCGCGAATATTATGACCAACAGCAATTGGTGCATACCACGCGGTCTTTTTAAAATTATACTCATTTACATAATCTGTAAAATTAGACCATACTGATTTTAGTGATGGCGCTTTTTTAAGGATTGCCTCTGTTTTACCGTGTACAGCTACAGCACCGTCTTCTAATGGATCAACACCAAACTTTGCGCAGTCTTTTTCATCAAAAATTGGTTTAATTAATGATTGAAATTCTGAGTTCGGAATAACTTCCAGCTTCCTACCATGAATCGCCACAGCAGCAATTTGCACTGGCTGAGTAGAATCTGGATATTTACTGGTAGTTTCAAAGTCAAAAACAATGTAATCTTTATAATTCATAATAATCCTTTGTAAGAAAAGTGGGGGCGAATAAGTGATATCCTGAATCTGGATTAAACCAGATGATACGGTGAACTTAGTCGCCCCCACATGTTTCATGTATTTTTTTTAAAAGATTTACACCAAGAATGTCAAATTTCACAGCACCAATAGCTTCCAAATCCCCCATTTCCATTCCGGCAATTTTTTCATTACCACGAGTTTCTTTTACCATAGGACATAGATTATTTAGATCTATAGACGATACAACAACACCTGCGGCATGTTTTCCTTGAGTTTTAAATGTGCCTTCAATTCTTAATGCTTGGGCAAAATCTCTAGCAAAATCACCTCTTAATTCACCATCTTCTTCCCAGCAGTATTCTCTTAAAGAGTCAGCATCATTTTCTAGTGCCCATCGTATAACAGACGGCTCATCCATTTCTTCTAACTTATCAGAAATTGCAGCTTCTTGTGGAATCTTATTTGTGATTTCATTCATTTGATCAAAACCACAACTCTCATTTACACGAAGTACTTCTTTCAGTGCTGACCGTCCCTGCAATCTACCAAAAGTCAGCATCTGACATACTCGGTCATGACCATATTTTTCTTTAAGATATGATATGACATTTTCTCGTTGGTCAGGAGGAAAGTCAACATCAATATCTGGTAAAGAACCTTTTCTTGCAGAATTGAAAAATCTTGAAAATAATAAATTATATTCTATTGGATCAATTAATGTAATGCCTATTAAATAGGAAATTAGGCAACCTGCTGCGCTGCCGCGCCCAGGACCAACAAGAACACCTCTTTTTCGGAATTCATTTACATAGTCGGCAACAATTAGGAAATAGCCAGAAAGGTCGGCATCTTCAATAACTTCCAACTCTTGTAATATTCTATCTTTGTAAACTGCCACATCTTCTGGATTTTTCACTTTACCAGAAGGTTTTAGAATATTAGTCCAACCAATACGGCATAGTTCTTTAAGTTCTTCTATTTGCGATTTATTATCTGTTTTTACTTGTGGTAGAAGTGGCGCAGATAAGATTGTGTAATTCTCGCACTTTTTGTTAATCTCGTCAACCTTATCAAGGTATTGCTTTTGGTATATATCTGTGCTACTCTGGTCAGGTATGAAGTATTGATTAGACCTAAAATATCTAACATATTTGAAGTTGTTTTCTTTTTCAAGATCTTTAGCAACCTTATTTAAAGTGGTTTTCATTTTAGAACACAGTAAAACTCTGTGGTCTTTAGAATCTGCCATTTTGCCGTAACAAATATTTGCACCAGCAACTATATTTTTAAATCCAATATCGTTTGAGATTTGTATAATACAATTAGATATAAGTTTTGATGCCACAAAACTATCGGAATCTATTCTATTTATTTCAAGATAATAATCATCACCAAATTTTTCTCGAAACTTTGAAATATGTATAATAGCGAATTCTACATACTTTCTTTTTAAACATTGACCAGCTATATCATACTCTGAACAAGTATAAATACAGCGATCATCTTCTATCATCTCGTTAAAAAGTGCGCTACCAACATAACCATCAATACAGATAAAGTTATCATCTATGATATCAAATAGTTCTGTTATATTAATTGCCGGATGTTTTTTAAAATTCTCTGCATTATTACAGGTAGAAACTATCTCAAGTAATTTTGTCCAACCCTCTTTATTTTTACATAGTAGTGTAATGGTGGCATTATCTGATGAGATAAGTGGTATTTCACATCCAAGAATTGGTTTAATACCATTATCTTCACATGCCTGAACAAACTTAACAGCACCAGAAACAGATGCAAAATCCGTAAGTCCAGCAGTTGTATATCCTAGTTCTTTACAAATTTCGGCAATTTGTTTTGGTTTTAATGTTGACTGCAAAAGCGAATAATGAGAATGAATTCTAGCGGGGAACCACATTTATTTTACCTTTACAAGTTCATACCAAATTAGGGCACAATTTGCTAAAAAATAAGAAAACCACATCATACAATGTGGATAATCTTTTTGTTTTAAATTTTCAAGAGCAGTTATAAGATAACATAATGATGCAACTAAAATAAACCATACGCTCATTCTCTATCCTCGGCTAATCTCCCACCACCATCACCGTACTTTGCTATCTTACCAACATTGCCATATTCAGCAATAGTTTTGACAATTCCTTGAGATGCTACCATATCCCGGAAGAAATGGCAAGTCGATTTTCCGCTATCTTCCCATTCTTCAGAAAATTTACAAAGATACTTGCATTTCCAATGCGTGTTTTCTGGAGAGAGAAGTCGTGGTCTTTCAACTGATCTTATATATTCAAATTTTTGTCTTAGTATGTTTTCTGCTTTTTCATAATCATCATCATCAAATACCATACTAAATAAACCACCAGATACATCTTGACCATCAATAACAGAATCATTAATGTAATATATGCTTACAAAAAATTCTTTATCTGGATACATATTTCGTAGGGCATAATAATACAATAAGAGTTGAGTGTCCTTTTGTAATTTTTCTGGAGTTTTTACTTCACCAGTCGCCCAATCTATTCTTTTACCAGTTTTGTAATCTAATACCTGAAAATAATTTTCATCTTCTTGTATAATTAAATCTACAGTGCCTTTTATTGACAGATATCCCTCTAGAACTTCTCCATCTACTTCATATCGGTATTTTGCCCAGGGTTTCTTTATCTCAATATCAAAAAATAATTCTGTAGCATGAACATTTTGATTTCTGGGATCTAATTCGCCACCATTGTATTCCAGAGCCTTATTGACCCATTTGATACATGTTCTCAAATCCCCTTTTGTAAGTTCTACATCTGGTTCATGTTGAGCATAATAATCAAAACAGAGTTCTGTTATATATGGTATATCATCACATTTAGCATAAGATAGATTTGGTATATCATCATTGATAACTTTTCCTATCTTATTTTTTTGAGCAAGTTTCTTATCGGCCAATAACTGCAATGCGCGATGCACAACCGTACCAAGAAGTGCTTTCTTATTGGTTTTATCACGCAATGATAGATTGTACTGCAAGAAGTATTTCTGCTCACAGAACTCTAATTGACCTAAAGAAGAACTACGGTGATAACATACCAGCATACTATTCTCCAGAATTATATTTGGGTAACATACCCCATACCTGTACTTTCTCAAGTATTGCTTGGTTCTGTTCATCAATAGACATATTTTTATTATCTAATACAAAATCATAATCATCTATATATTTTGCTGCTTGTTCACTTTCATGACCATCTGATGATTCTGAATTTCTAGTAAAGTAAATAACTTTACCACCGGCAGCATGAACCGCATCTATCTCATTCTTAAAACGACAGTCGCCAATTAATGCCAGATTTGGATTATCTTGTTTTATTTGATTTATACACAAATCTACCCAAACATTATCTTTAATCTTTCTCATTATATTGGTGCCAAAAACCTGCATAAACTCGCGGGCAGTCATTTTTCTCTCATCAAAATTCTGTATACCAGAATAACCCGGTATATTCCACCACCAAATATCCGTCAGGCTATTTTTTTGCTCGTCGGTTCCATAACATTGCTCTCGTGTTAAACCAAACATTACCATCGCCATTCTTTTTAATGGGTCTGCAAAATTATACCCCTTAATAAATGGCCAGAATGTATTTGAAGCATAATCTGTAAATGCCTGTGTATCCTGAAATACATCAAATACGCCCATAGATTCAAATTCTCTATCATTACCATCAAGATAAACGGCATTGACAACCAGTCTACCATTTTCATCTACAAAAAACCTTTTGATAAAACCACAACCAAGCATTTCATACCCATGCAGGTAATTCAACGATGTAGTTTTACCGGATTGTTTTGCACCAGCAAATGCTATTATATTTCCCATTAGATATATTTCTCTATTTGTGGAACTATGGTTTGTTGAATTTGATCAATACTTAATTCACCGGGATCTTTTGTATCGTACTTTACTTCAATAAAGTTAAACATTGTTTTATAGGTATTGAAGATTTTTTCCTGCGCATTTCTGCCAGCCTTATCATTATCAAGCATCAAAATGATATTAAGAACAGATGCATTTTCTAATAGAATTGATTGAGGGTCGGATAAATTACAACCAAATATACCAACAGTATTAGTGACACCGGCCTCATGCATTCTAAGAACATCGCCCTGCCCCTCAACAAGCACCACGGAATTAGTTCTTCTGATTGTATCAACCGCTCTATTATAACCAAACAAGTGATTACCAGAAGAAAATCCAGAATTAAATTTCCACTTAATTTTTTCTTTAGGATCAATTGTTCTACCGGCTAAACCTACAACAGAGTCATTATTGTTTACATCAAAAATAGGAAATATACTCCTATTATACATTGGCTTATTTGGGTTCTTACAAAGACCTATAGAAAATTTATTCAATATATCTTTTGAAAAACCTCGACTGGTAAAATAAGGACATGGTATTTCCAACTCTTTCTGAACCAGCGACCTGTTGCATATTTCAGAAGTGACTTCTCTCTTTTGAAAAATTTTAGCAAGTTTATCAAATGATCTATCTTTTAGAACAACATTGTCAAGTGAAATTATAGGTCTAACATAATCCATTACATCTTTGAAGTTAGCTTCTTTATTCATTTTTCTACTCAAAATTCCCTGGATTAAAGCAAAAACATCTGTACCATATGTTTTTTCACATCTGCGAGTGTTACAAAACCAAGCACCATACCAATCAGAATCTTGATCAATACATACATTAAATGCCATAGTATTATCACCGCCATGTACAGGACATGGGCCGGTTAACCTTCCATTTAATTCATATGTATCAACATCCAAACTATCAAGTACCTTCTCCATATTCTGAATCGTCGCTATCTTCACTATCTCCTTCTCGTTCAAATCCTTCATTATTAATTCTTGCTTGTTTTTCAGCATCTCTTTTTGTACCAATCTCTTCTAATTTTGCTAATTCGCCGCGCATATTCATATAAATTCCGCCCTTACCGGGACTACCAGGCCCATGTCTAGAAACAATAGGCACTAGTCTTCTATTGGCATATCTCCCAACATTTTCTTCATTAATCTCTTCTTCTGTTCTTGCTTTAAAAATTGAAAACGATGTACATAACCAGATAAGTCTGTCTGATCCAGAAATAGCATCTTCAGTTTCTTTTGTAATACCATCTCTATTTAATTGCACAAATGATAAGCATGGTATATCATATTCAACACAAAAATTAACTAATTGTGTAATTTGAAAACCAAGTGCTTGATATTCTGCAATGTTTCCACTTATACTATCGGATGTCATTAGTTTCATATAGTCGTATATAACCAAGCATTCATTCATACGACCTTCATTATTGTACTTAACTTCTTTAAACAGCCATCTTCTTGTAATCCCTAATATTTCATCAAATGGTCTACCAGCAACACTTATGTAATGATATGGTATTTTTTTTAATACTTCCGATGCTTCTTCTATTTTCTTTACTTGTTCTGGATCTTTATTAAATTTACTACTAGCAATATCATTAATTGGTATTCCAGATATATTTGCAAGTAATCTGTTCCAGTGATCTTCCTGACCCATTTCTGTATCAAGGACTAATACCGGAATTCCTCTTTTTGTAATATCTAGTGCCACATTATCAGCTAGGGTGCTTTTACCGGCTTTAGCTCTAGCACCTATTAGGTCTACTGCACCTCTTCTTAATCCACCACCAATTGCCGTATCAAAAATTGGATATCCAGTACTAATTCCCGGCTCTTTTTCCTGATTGGATATGATAAGCTGTAAGTAATTATCAATGTTTTCCCCAATTAATTTTGTGGAACTATTATCTTCTCTAAGATATTTAAGTGTAATCTTTTGAAGATCTGTTTCTGGTATTGATGTGATTTCATTAATACTTTCATCACCATCTATCTCATTAAGTCTCAGGTATATAGATTTTAATTCATTCTGAATAGATCTTGTTAGTTGTAGTTTTCTTAATTTTTGAGCATGTTTTCTTATATTGTCTATATGTATTTCATAGTGCATGAGGTGATTTAGCTGTTTTAGCCTATCACCTTTTTCTAAATATTCGTATAGACTTAATTGCTGTGAGGCTGATATGATTGAACTAAGATCAACATTATCAGATGTTTCAAATAATTTTATAAGACATTTATAAATGACCTTATTTTCATCTATTGTGAATGTGTCTTCTTCTATTAAGGAAGAAACATCAAGATAAGCATCCTTACCATACCTGATCAACCCAGCGAGCACGCCCTTTTCTGATGCCGGGTTGTTTAATTTAGTAAGGGCATTTCTGTCCAAGTTTGATGAATTCACAGAAATATGGCTCTCTTTTAAATTGTGGATTTACTGTAATTGTTTTTTGACAATCTTGACAGAAAACTGAAACGTCTTGATGTGGTTTTCTTGTTCTTTCTACCGGCTTGATATTGTCATTTATCGCATCATAGCCATCTTCTTCATCTGCGTCAAGTCCAGGATCAAATTTATTTATAAACTCTTTTTTAATACTTTCAGTTTTATTTTTGTTCATTGTAAAATCTGGTTCTTTTGAAACAGCAGATTTTGATACAGAAACTGAAATATCTGCACTTGGATATTCTGTAACAGAAGAATAATCATTATCATCTGGAAATGTAACTTTTTCACCAGTAAGTAGAGTATACGCTTCTTCTACTTCGTTTAAATTACCATTTTCAATACCAGACTTTAGTTTATTAACAGCATCTACAATTCTCATTTGCCTCTCGCTATTTGATTTAGATCATCATGCATTCTTCTTAATGACTGACAATCATCTTGGTGTAATTGGACACAGCTTTGTATTTTTCTCATTAGCTCACGCAGTTTGTATACTACTTTATGTTTCATACATACCATTTGTTCTTTTACTTCATTTTTTGTATACTCCGGAAATTCCATAGTTGCTAAATATTGTGACATACCGTCATTATAGGCATTTTGTATATGTTGTAGTGCGCATTTTTGTCTGTTGCACTCGGAAGATAATTTATTGATATGTCCTGCAATTACATATGCATGATGTAGCACATCTTCCGAAGACATTTCCGCAAGCAATTCTCTGGATATGTTTAATGATTCTACCAACTTTGGATTTGTTTTAATTAAATCCAGATGGTGTTGCATCTCATATTGATTAATTATCTTTTCTATATCTGATAGAATTACCTTATCTTCTTCATTTATAGTAATTCTTTTATCGAAGTTTTCCATGCTTCTTCTTCATTATAGGGCAAAATAATCAAAGTAATGTCGTTTAATTCACACCATTCTTTTTTCTTTTTATCTCTTCTTTTTGACTTTAAAAAATCCGCTTGGGTCTTGTAAAAGAAGGATGAATACTCATAGTGCTGTTGACCATGTACTTCAATTATTGCTAATTTATTTGGTAGAAAAAAATCTGCATATAGCAGACCTGTTGTATTTGTTTTTGAGCCGGGGAGAGTGACTTCCTCATATACTGTTTCATATGGCAGCACTGAGGAAATCAACTCTCTGGCTTTTAAATGAAGTGAAGATTTATGCTTCGTTCTTCGTGATTTATATCTGTGTTTTTTGAAAGATAGAGTGTGTTCTCTGCCATCAAATCCAGTTACTTTCACTCTAGAAATACCTTCATTTCTTCTTCTAGTTTTTGCATAACAGATTCATTTTCATCAAGAAACTTATATAAGTTTGCTACACCCTGAAACTTATACTTTTTATCAGTATATTCGGCGTCATGTCTTTCCATGAATGGTAGAGAATACCATGCACCAGCTTTATCTATAACATCAAAAGATTCTGCTAATTCAATAATTTCCTGTATTTTATCAATACCTTTATTGTATCTAAAATAACTAACAGCCTGTGTACCACTAGCACCAAGCGATGATGTTTGAATATCCCAGGTTATTTTCTGACCAATTTTTTGGCCATCAACAACCCAGTCTTCACTCATCCTTACTTGAACCAATGTATCAGCCTGATACTGTATTTTAACACCACCATCTGCAACAAACTTTTTGCCATAACCACTAGTGTTGGTGATAAGATGTCTTATCATAAAGACCATTGTTTTAGTACGGGGTATAACCTGCCCCATTCTACGCATAAAATCACTAAGGATTTTTGGTAGTCCCGGTCTCCTCTCACCATCAACCATAGTTTCAATATCTCTCTGCGGTATTAAACTGGATATTGAATCTACTACAACAACAGCACCTTTATTATCGGGATGTTGAATAAGTGTTTCAAGTATTGTCAATGCTTCTTCTGCACTGAGGATTTTACCCTCTGGTGCTCTGACCATTTCCATACTTTCAAGATCTAGCCCGTCAATACCTAATAAGTTATATTTCTTAATACGGCCTTCACCATCAAAATAAATAACTTTTCTACCGTCTTTTTGTGCATTTGCACAGATTTGCAAAACAGTACTAGTTTTACCTGTTTTTGGTGCCCCGGTAATAATAGACCAAGACCCTTCTTGTATCCCACCGTTTAGGCTGTGATCTAATGCTGGCGAACAAGATAAAGTCTTTAATTCATTCTTTTCTGCTAAAATATCACTTGCCTTAATAACACACTCGCCCATATCTTTTCTAAGTTTTTTTAACTGGGCTTCTTTTTCTTTCGACATAATTACCTCTAACGATTATTCTAATTGACTCCACAGGTTTTTCTTACCTAGTGGTTTACGAGTTTCCTTAATGTCCTCTTTCCTAGATTCTACAAATTCCGCCGTCTTTTCCTCTTCATCAATTTGCTTTTGATATTTTTCAATAATAGGTATCAATTTTTTATTTCTGTATGATAGCACATACTTTGCTTCTGGTGAATCTATCGCCCTGCTTATAGCGAGCATAGAATATTTTTTCATCAATCTACTTACAGCAACAACTTCACCAGTATACGAGCCTTTGTATTTTGGCATATTCCAGAAATTATCCGGCAATGCGCCTTCATTATTTTTTTCTGCTCGTTTTTGAAATATCTTTTCACACAATCTATTCTGGTCGGTGATTTTTGCTTCTTCATCTGATTTAGATGGAAAAGCACCAAAATTGCTATCGTATTTTTTTGATGGCATTGTTGTAATACTTACTTTTCAAACCTGCACTTCGTGTTTCATCACCTTGTTGTGACGCAGCTTGTGTCATAGCAACTGCACCACGGTCTTTATTTTTCATCATAAAATCATCTGTTCTTGGTCTTTGCCCAGCCGCCTCCTCTTCTTCTACTTTTTTCTGCTCTCTAATTACCTTCTTTTGATATCTATCAATAACCGCCTCTGGTATACCAAGTTCAATTGCTAAACTTTTTGCATCTGTTTCTAAATGATGATCAATATAGAACTTTTGTAATTTAGTCATTCTATATCTACTATTATCAGATACTGCCTTTTTCTTAGCCATACTGATGTCTCCTAGCAATCGTTAGATATCTTCGCTCTTTTGTTTTTAGATATTTTATGTATGCTTCAAAAGAATCTTTTGTTACTTTCTTAAAAGTACATTCTCTAATTTTTCTTCTGGAGAAATCCTCACCCCACGGGTCTACAATAATATTGACTTTACATAGAATGTGATAACTTAAGGCATCTATTTGTTCAGATGTTTTAGTGATCATTTTAGCAAAACAGTGCTCTCCATCTATGCACTCTTTTCCTACATCATTAAAGTAAACTTCATCGTAGCTGATTGGTCGAAAAAAATCATCCATTATCAATAAACCTCTGCTTTTGTACTTCTGACATTTTACCGATTTGTTTTATTTCTTCTTTATGCTGTTTTAATCCTTCTTTTACTTGCTCGTTCTTTTTTGCTTCTTTTTCTTCTACTCCGTATTTACCCAGTTTCTTAGAGTTTTGTTCGGCCAATTGTCCAAGTGTTGTAGCCTCACCCCTAATAAAAGCATGAGCACCACCATAAATTACTCTTTCCAAAGTATGTTTTGCACATCTAGGACATTTTTTCTTTGGTGGGTCATTTATATTTTGTACGACATCTTGCCATAAGAAGCCGCACTGATTACATCCATAATCATATGTTGGCATTTTTTATCCTCATAGTGGATGTCGGTTTTTTTCTACGATGTCGCATTCTACTATTATTATATCCTCGAACTTCATCTTCTGGTCCTTCGGAAGTCTCTTGTTCTTGGATTTTACATGGAATTTTGCCGCTGATTTTGCATTTCCTAAAGTTTTATAACACCATGTCTTATTGTACATTTTTAAAGGCTCATCATTTGTATCTCTTAGAAAATATATTTTATTCATTTTCCAGTGCCATTAGTATAGATTTGATGATACTATTTCTTTGTATATCCGAGTGATTAAACTCACATATACCAACACCATCAATTTCTCTTAATTTATTGACACATATTTTTAATCCAGAACCATCTTTTAGATCTGTCTGTTGTACATCACCATTAATAATAACCTTACTATTTTGACCAATTCTGGTGATAAACATCTTGATTTGATCTAATGTGCAATTTTGCGCTTCATCTAATATCATATATGCATCATGAAAACTAGCGCCTCTCATTAATTCGAGAGGCTCAAATCTAATAATTTCTTGATCAATTAATCTATTTAATCTTTCTGGTCCTAAAAAGAATCTCAGATTTTCTTCCATAGGTTTAAGATATGGTTTTACTTTATCGCCAACCTCACCTGGAACAGCACCAAGATTTTTTCCAGCACAAACCAATGGTCTTGTTACAATTATCTGGGATGTTTTTTTATGGATCAAATGTTCTGAAGTAATACCAGCAGCAATAAAACTTTTTCCTGTTCCAGAAGGACCAAAACAAAATGTGATGTCATTTTCAACTATTGATAAAATATAGTCTTTTTGATTTTTTGTTCTAGCCACTAAGGATTTTGGAAATTTATCGTATTGTACCTCTTGTTTTTCTACTGCCGCTTTTCTTCTTGCCATTATTTTTCTCTTTTAAAAGGAAGGTATCATTTTCCGCTAGACCCCCATCCTTTTTCTCCACGATCAGTATCGTCTAATGATGATACTTCTACTAGATCAAAATGTGGAACTTCTTGAAAGATAATCTGGGCAATCCTATCGCCCTTTGTGATGAAGTATACATTTTCCTGTCTAAAGTCACGAGACAGACTATTGGATATTGCAACTTTTACTTCACCGCGATAGTCAGAATCTACAACACCAGCGTGTCTATGTAGACCTTTAACACCCATGCCAGATCTATCCCAAATTAATCCAGCATAGCCTTTCGGGATAGCAAACGAAATGCCTGTACTAATTAGTACCGTTTCTTCTGGATATAGTACGGCATCTTCATCAGCATAAAGATCATAACCAGCATCTGTTTTATTATTCTTTGTGGGAATAATAGCAGTGTCTGTTAATCTTTTAACTTTAATTTCATCCGGTTTGGTATCTGGTGGAATCCACACGGGTCTACATCCTTTGTTTTTCCAGAATTCATAGGTCATAGTTTATCTCAACTTTCTTGCTTGTTAGCAATTTTTTTACAAAATTCTATAAAATAAGTTTGATCATAAGTTCGTTTCATTAAATTTACATCTTTATGAACCCATTGTATATTGCCTTCAACATACCCAAGTGATGAATCAATTCTGTCTAATGAAGCCGTGTGATCGTGTTCACGTCTCTTATAATCAATAAAAATTTCCATATCACTCAAAGCACATTTTTTATTCTGTTGTAAAAATAAATTCCAAGCATATTCTATTGTAATCTCAAAAGGAACAGGTTTTCTACGTCCTTTACTTCCATCAGCACCTCTTTTTATACTATCCCAATAATCACCACAAATATCACCACATCCGGTCCATTGATGATGATTTTTTCCTCTCTTAGACTTACCACTACATTTTAGACATCCTTTACTATTTCCTTGTATAAGATGTGTAGAATAGACATCCTTTTCTACTCCGCATTCACATCTACACCTCCAAATTGTTGCTGATCTATGGGATTGTACCCGTCTTAAAACCGTCCATCTTCCAAAAGTTTTGTTAGTTAAATCTTTGAGTTTCATTTCTATCTCCTATTTGTAGTAAGAATCTAACATCTTACTATACACCAAAAAGGAGGAAAATGTAATATATTAAAGGTTAGTTACTTCACAACTTCCATTTGAACAAGCGGATTCGCCTTCAAAATTCGTTTTATCTTCTTGTTCAATAACATTCTTAAAATCTACATCAACATATTCTTTATTTAGTTCAGTCCATAATTTATAGTTATAAACATCTTTCATACAATATGTTAAAGATTTAATATCCTGAAAATATTTACCAGCAAATTTTTCACATCTAGCGATCCATTCTTGTTTAGCACCGCCTTTAGGTCTAGTGCCAATTCCTAAAAGTGAGTCACAAGCTGCCCATAGATTATCTTCCCATAATTGTAGTGCGCCTTCAATTAGACCACTAACAAACATTGCGCCATCACCATAATGAGAAATTATCTTGCTTGGTAGATAAATAGCGGTAAATGGCGCTTGTGGATAATCTTTATCTCCAGTGACTGGTAAAAGAGAAATTCCACAGAACCATTTTCTGTTATTATAGATAAATTCTTCTACTTTTTCCCACTCATCAGCAGTTACATTAATTGTATTGCTAACATTATGAACCAACCACGGTTGTGTACATAATGTCTTATTTGTCCCATTAATGACCCAATTCTGTTGGGTTGATTTTACAGATTCTAATAAATCAATTGCACTAATTTGATTTTTAATTTTTGATCCATCTGGAACTTCAACACAAAAAGAAATAACATCATCTGTATCATTAGCAGACCATACAGACTCTTGACATGCCCGTGGATTAATTGATTTGAAGTACTTGTAGATATCCTCCATCTTATTTGCCTGAACACGACGGATATATCGTTTAGCATGATGTGGATGGATACCACTTGATGTACCAAGAATACAACTGGCTGTTCCTTCAGGTTTAACACAAGTACAACGGGCCGCTTGGTTTATACCAATTTTCTTTGCTATATCTTTATTGACTTGCTTGACAATTTTTGCCGCTTCTTTTTGAAGTATTGGTGATAAGCAAATTTCATGCTGTTCCATAATACCGGTCATGGAAACACCAATTAATGCCTCTCGTTCTAAGATATTTTTACTTGTGTCTTCTAAATATCCTACATCAGTAAAGCCTGCCTGTAATGTGCCAATAATCGCAGCGGCTTTTGCTGCTTCGTAAAAATCTACTTCATCTTTAACTTTTGAACAGTTAATTGTAGACAGATTACAAGCCTGCCAGCCAGATTTTCCGGTTTTTTCACATACTGGCCAAAATGAAATTTCAACGCATGGATTTACAAGAAGCTCTGTACTATCAGACCACACAAATCCAGGTTCACCAAATTCTCTTACAGACTTCATTAATTCTGCAAACTGCTCTTTTGTTGTTTCATCTCTTACAAGCAATGCAGAGTTATTAGAGCGCCCTCTCTGAGGATTTTCTACGAACCAGTTACCGGTCTTAGCCTTTGCCATTTCTTCGTCGTGAGGCGAAAATACAGCGATTGTGGCGCTTCTACGAACACCGCCAGAAATAACAGCATCTGATGAGTGCATCACAATGTCGTAGCATTGTATCGGCTTTAACTTCTTTTGGTCTTTAATAGCATTATCTAGAATTTCTTTTATTTTAGACAGTGCCTTTTTCAAAGGCTCTGGACCCGGAGCCTTGCCACCATGAGATAGTGGTGATCCAGCTTCTCTAATAAGAGAAAAATCAAAGCTGATATTTCTACCTATGTATTGGTCGGCAACATGGATATTATCATTCCAATGTGGTTTCTTGATATTAAAATATGATCCAACAAGAACACCAACTGCCTCTGACCAACCTTCAATAGAATCTTCTATCATCCATTTTCGACTACCATCTTTTTCCTTTATAAGGTTTGGTAGTTTATCTATGTGGTGAGTTTGTACAGAAAAACCAGTACCACATCCACACAGTAGAAGATACATGCATTCTTGAAAAAATCTTGGTCTATCACAAAAAGAGGAAATACAGTTGTAAAGGCGCATATTATGATCAAATACCGGCTTACCACCAAACTGCAATGCTCTTTGTGACCCAAGAACACGACGCTTGCGCATCATATCATATGCCCACTCAATATCCTCATGCACTGCTGGGATATCGGCATACTTTTTCAACATCATATCTTTAACACGGTCTACTGTCTCTGACCATGTTTCTCTTCTTTTCTTTTCTGGGATGTAACGAGCATATTTTGAAACAAAGGTGTAGTCTTGTAGAGCTTTAATTGACATGTTTATCCTAGATAAGAAAAATATTCTTCATTATTTTGAACTAGTGAAATTAAGTCTTTAATTCCAAAGTCTATATATTGTATCTTTAAACCATTTGCAAGCAATAGTGATAATAACTTTTCTTCATCTTCTGAGTAATTTTTTATTGTTTGTTTTTCAAAACTATTATTTAAGTTAATACAGCTTTTTGGCACATACCATTCTCTAATATTATTTTGCCAAAGTAATTTTGAACATATTAAGCATGGCATTCTAGTGACATATAATTTTGCTTTTTCTGGTTTAATTATCATGCTCGATACGGCATTGGCTTCCGCATGAACCATGAACTTATATTTTCCGGGCCGAGTGCTATCAAGTCCGTTTTCAGAAATTCCAGAAGGAAAACCATTAAATCCTCTGGAGATTTCTTTCTTTTCTGAATTTACAAGAATGGCCCCGACTTTCGATTCTGCATCATGGGAGCGGAACGAGGTTAAGAAAGCCGAGGCCATAAAGTATTGATCCCAATCTGGACGCATCCTATCTCCAGTTCATGTTTATGATTTTATACTGCTCAGTATAATCATATCCGTCAACAACCAGTTTACGATCATTATAATCGCGAATCCATCTTTTTTCTTCCAAAGACAGGTGTTCGCCCTTTGACATTTTTCTCAAAGATTTAAAAGCAAATTTAACTATTTGATTAGCAATTGGATCTTCTAAAATCCCAAAAATCATTCCTAAAGATCCTCCAACACCTATTGATGTTAGAAGAGAAATCATTTTTTACTCCACAGGCTTTGATGATTCTGTTTTACTTGTTCCTATCGCCTGTCCTAATTTTTTCATCATACGAGCCTTTAGAAAACCTCGTACACCACCAGTAGCTTGACCAGCACCTATTAAAGCAAGAAGCCCGGCTATTAGTCTTTGGAAAAATGATCTATCTTCACCATCCTCATTCTGAGAATTTTGAAGTTCTTCTATTGCTGGGCCAACATTGCTAATAACACCAGAAACTATATCGTCTTTTGATGGAATTACCAAACCTTTTAGTTCGCCTTTTAGTCCGGCTACTTCGTCCTTTAATGCGCCAACTACAACATCACGAGTAGTTTCTTCTTCTGTTGGTGGTATTACTACAGTATCTCTAACTTCTAGTGACTGTGTAATATTATCATAGTCTTGTTTTTGTATTCTTTCAAAAATAATTTCAACAGGAGTACCTTCTGGAACTTTTTCTAAAATTGATCTTTCTACTTTACCAGCAATTAGTGATTTAAGACCTAAACTCTGCTTCTTTACAAGAACCATGACATAAACTGGTTCGGGTTCAACACCAACAGCACTTTTAAATGATTCATAACGAATTGGTTGTGTTCTTTCATCTACTATTTCTATATTTGCTTTTCCGTCAAAAAATTCAGCATTTGCTTGTGATACCAATCTACCAATAACTTTAAGAGATATCTTAGCTATAGTCTCACGACGATAGCCCTCTAACTGCTTTTTGATCGCAATAACTATTGATACATTTTCCCAATCAATTTCTTCTACTACTGGTTCAGCAGGTTTTGGTGGATCATCATTTGGTGGAGGTGCCACATCTTGACCTGGTGGTGGTGGCACTGGTGATGATTCAGATCCAGCAAATGGTGGTGCAACTTCACTAGGAGGTGCTGGTGCTACATTTGGATTATTTCTTGGTCCAGGAACAGATGGTGGTTCATCTACTATACTACCATCAGGACCATTTCCAAAAATAAGAGTACCAATGCTCTTAACCCCCTTTATGATCCAACCAAACAAAGATAGTCTACTACCAGTAGAATATCCAGTTTGATACTGATCCGTATTTCTGATCCACACCGTTGGTAAGCCCGGAATATCTTTTCCGGTTTTTGCTCGGAATTCTGACACTAATTGACCATTTGTCCAAACTCCATTTTCATTCTTAACTTTTATTGGATTAAGACCACGGCTACGATAGTCAGAATCTGGAACTTCTCTATCTAAAGTTTGACACGCACCACACCAGTCTGCTGTAAAAATAACAACATCTACAGTTTTGGCTGTTGTTTTTGGTGGATCTGGTGCTATGTCATTAGTTTTTATCTTTGCTTGTTTTAATGCCTCAGCTACTAGACCCCAACCACAAAAGTAGGATCTATTGCTTGACATTGGAATATCAACAGCTTGTGTTATCCCAATAATCTCATCTTTTTCATTTAATAGCGGCCCGCCAGAATTACCCGGCTGTATGCGCATTTCTGCATAATTAACTGTTCTACCATTTCCACCAGCCATTTTGCCGTAAGTAATGGCATAATTACCACCGGGATATCCTATGCTATGAACAGTTTCACCAGTTGTTGGTGCCGTATTTGCTACTTTAAAAGATCTATATCTTGTAATATCACCATGTGGTGGTAGATAATAAACGATTGGACCATCTTCATGTTCAGTAACATAAACCAATTTTGCTTCTAGAATCTTACCATCTTTTGCTTCAATATATACAGTTTTACCAAGTCCTTGTAGACAGTGTTTAGCACTGAAAATATAGTTGCCATCAACCATAAATCCAGTGCATCCCGGAAGTTTTAAAACTCGATCATCTTGATTAATTGTTTTTGCTATTTGACCATTAGCTACTGAGGTTGATAGCAAAAGTAGTGCAGATAGTAAGAGTCTCATTTTATCCCTCTTTTGTTCCATCTATTGTAAATAAATATTGTAATACTGGAGATCGTGCCAAATCCGCTGGTGATACTCTCTCGTCGGCTAAGTATGGTACAGGGTCCATAAATTCTTTTCTTAGCGCAACTGTTACGGCTGTACTGCAAACCTTTGCCTTAGCCACATCATCATCATTAATGTTTTGTTGAAAAATTCTAGCAAATGGAATAAATCGTAAAAACATTTTAAATATATTAATCCAGCCATAAGGTTGGCCGGTCCACTTTATTATATCCTCGGTCATGGCCGATGCTATATCTTTTGTATATTTTTTTTCAACTAGAGAGATATTTCCATTTTCATCCATTTTATCATAAGAAATTGTTTTAACTGGTCTGAACACATCAATATTCTTTTTATTTTCTTCAACTTGTGATAAAAGAGAAACAGATCTACCGCCTTTAAATTCTCTAAATTCTACACACATCCAAGTATTATTATATTTACTGGCTAGTGCCACATGAGAATGCACTCCGCCGGTATATCTTTTTATTAAAAAACTGATCAAACCTTCCCCACGAAATAATAAAATATCACCTTCCTGTAATATTTCTTTTGCTTGCTCATATTTGATCAGCATTATTTCTCCAGTTTTTTCTCTATTCGTTCTAGTATATCTGCTATTCTTGTTTGATCGTTTACTATCCTTTGCATAACATCCTTCATGTCTTTTTGTGTCTCTGCCCAGCTTCTTGGAACATAAACTAATGGGACACCATCTTTATCTTTTTGTGCGTGTAATTCATGAAGATATGATAAATGATGCCTTTCGAGTTCAGTTAGGCATGATTTTTCTGGCATAAATTTAATTAGAAGAACTTCTATAATTTTTGCCAATGCTACTATAGTAAATATAAGAATTGCGTCAGTTTGCATTGTAGACCCCTAAAATACCCCCACAGATCACTCCGTGGGGGTAACTTTTAAGAAGTTAATTAGGAGCCTGTGCGCTCTTTATAATCATCTTGTTTAGCATCTAGAGCACCATACATGTATGCCAATTCACCAGGAACAGCATATGTACCAACACCATTATCAACTGTGGTTGGTGAGCCTGCACCATCATCGTAGTTGGTTCCTGTCATAGTGCCAGGAATACCAGATGCCCACGGATATCGTTGACCAGCAACGCCGAGTGCTTCGTAAGAACCGCTTCTCCATGCTGTTGATGTTTTAGCACCAACTGGAGCAAGCGCACTTCGTTCATTATCTCGTGATTCATCTGAACCATTAATTGTTAGAGCAGTACTTGCACTACCATTAATAGTATTACTGGTTTGATTACCACGGAGTATGAAAGCAACCTGATCATAAGCAAAAGTGCCTGTAGCAGCTAGTGCTTCAACTGTAGCTGCGGTATCAATCGGCTTAGTGCGTCTTTCAACACCATCAATAGCATTATTTGAGACACCAAAAACTTCTGTAATTGGACCATCTGTAGTGTCTGTTGCGCTTGTGACACCAACAATAACACCGCCAATTTTCTGTGCCGTAAAAGCACCACCAACGGTATTACGCTTGTAAGTTGAAGGAATTGTCATTTTTATTCTCCATGACTAGCCTTCCATTTCCTATTTATCCTGAAAAAATAAGATTCCATTTCCTACTTGATACTACACCCTTATTCCAAATCTTCTGATGTTATTACCGTATATTTTTTATCTTGCTTAAAATCCCTTAATTTTATGTCATATTCTTGATCTTCATCTTCATTTGTAGCAATATAGTCTATAAAACCATCAGAAGAACAAAAAACAGCCCATCTTTTAAAGTCAGAGAGTTGAGATCTAAGAACTTCAACAACTTCAAAATCAGCCATTTTAGTTATTGATGAAGATTCGCCACCAATAATATCTTGAATTTCCTGTCTTACTTCTCTGAAATTAAATAATTTTGCTATACCAATAAAAAATCTGTACCTTGACATAACTCTAAAAGATTCTATGCCGGGTACAGATTCTATCATATCTGCTATTTCATGTGTGATATCAAAATTTGTATGCCCTATCCAACAATCAAACATATTTGAGGGAGCCATAGGATCATCTATATGAAAAAATCCTAATGGTGTTCTCACTTTAATGGGCATTGGTAAACCAAAACCTATTAATCCAAACCCTTCATCACCATCTAGTTCATCAACATCTGATGATCCAAATACTGGCTTATCTTCTTCTGGGATATCTTCTGGAATAAGCGCCGTTTCATCCCATTTTTCCCATGCTATTTTATTAGTCATTTGAGACCTCTATATTCTGAATTGTGAAGGTTTAATTACCACTTCTTCATTCTTGGCCTCCAGCTGATCATTACATGAGTTATATAAATTTCTTAAAAATTCATGTTTTAATTCTTCATCATCTATATCTGAAAAAATTTGCTCAATAATATCAAAAGCAATTTCACCCGACATAATCATAGTAAGCATTCTCAAAAATAAATCAACATCTTTTGCTTCATAATTACATTGTATTTCACCATTATCTAATAGTGAAAATTTAATATATATTTTATTGTTGATCTTCGGACTCCAATTCTTTTATTTTATCCATTAATATTCTGAATTTATAATCCTGATTTTCAACTTTTTCTTCTATATGTACAGTATCATCACTCATAGAATCTACTAGTGTACTACCACCAACACTACCACCCATTATTATAGCCAATATAGCAGCTAAACTTTTAGGATTTAGCATTTTTAGTATTTTTTTAGTACTTTCTACCTCATCAACAAGATCTTCAACAGAAACAAGTCTTGCTTTTAATTCTGATGTTTTTGCTTTTAATTCATCTAATTCTAATCTTAATTTTGTGGATTCATCTTTGAGATTTTCATTTTTCTCAATTCTGTCTTCAAGATTTCTGCAAAAAGTTTGTAATTTACCTATGTTGACAGCTAAGTTTACTGGATCGTTAGAATCACCAGACCAGCCTAATGTTGAACCGCTCATATGACATGTCTCTGGTTAAAAGGGTATAGACACGTCCTATATTTTCCACTAGTCTTCTAGTGGGCCTCCTAAAATCCACGCATCACATGTTCTAGATCCTGCACACTTAAAATCATATAATTCACAATATCCTAAATCAGCAAGATTTATAATATCTTTTGCATCTTCCATTTCTGATGCTAAGCCTAATTGTATACAGTTAAGCATTTCTTCTTTTTTTATAAATGCTGAACAATTTGAACATCTCATTGTTTTTGCTATATCAACAGATGTTTTAAATTGATTTGCTTTTTTCTGCCAATATGTTTCATCTTCAATATCTGGATTTGCGGGTCCATAATTTGCCGTATCAATACATTTTTGTCTATTTTCTAAATTTAATTTCACATTTTGTGTTGGTTCTGGACAACCTAAAAAAGCAGCATTTGCTTTTATCAGTAATTTATGATTTTTCATTATTTATCCCGTATAATCTGTTACTGATTTTTTAGATTCCCACATTTTACAAGACCAATATCTTGCTTTATATTTTGGTCCGGGATTATCACAATTGTGTCGTGCCCTGAAATTTCTTCTGCGATCCGGGTCATCACGCTTAATTTCCATATTTGGATCACCAAATCGTACAATCACAACATTACCACTTTCATTTCTGGTATATACTGCGAATTTTTTTGGTCCTTTTGGTGTACGAAATGGTTTATTTAGAGTTACTTTTTTACCTTGATATTCCGCAGATTTACTTTTATCAGAATACATCATATAATCAAATGCTGATTGTAAATGCGCATCAGCTTTTGAGAGACTATCTTGGACCCATGCTGGAACTTCATCACTATCTTTAATCATGTTATAAAGCTGATATGATTGATTCATCATCTTCTTTAATTGAGATTTTACCATACCACCTTCTTCACCGGAATCATCCGGCTCCATTTCCATTTCAAGATCTACTTCTTCTTCATCTTCATCATAGTTATAGTCTTCACGGAGAAGATAATCTGAATCATTTGGTATGATCATATTATTTCTAGTGACTTTTTCTGCTTCCCACTCTGACTCAGCCTGGTCACATTCGTCACATAGTTCTGCTTCAGAGGCCGCACCCATACAAATTGCTATTCTTTGTTTATACTCATATTCGCCCATTTTTGGATCTGACATGCATCTTGACATAAAGTCAGATTTTTGTTCGTCTTTTTTGCGCTTTGGAATTGGCATTTCTATAGCCTTTGATGATCTTGGATGACTTTTTGGTAATAAATCGTTGTCTTGTTTATAATTAGGATTTGAAGGTCTTCCATTCCTCATAAGATAGAGAAATGCATTTACTCTTGCAATAGCCCAACCGTGTCTACTCATTTTTGGATGATGGCTGGTTGAGAATGCGCCAGCACCTCTACGATATACGGCTTTTAGCATACCGAGAGTTACTTTAGATCCTTTGTCTTTTCCATTATGTTCACTAACTAGTTTTTTTAACTGATCAGTAACTTCTTTACTGAAAGTAATTTTGTTACTTGGATTTTCTGCGCTTTTCTTTGGATTCTTTTTAGACCCTTTTTTCTGATCCTTTTTTGGTGCTGGTGTTTTTCTAGGATCATTCTTTTTTGGTTTGCCGTATTGTAAGCCTTCTGAATCTAACATAATTAATCCATTGAAAACATGTTGCCATTATCTTGAAAATCTGAGAATGATTCATCCCAGAATGAAAAACTTGGCGCATTATTATAGAACATATCGCACCTATATAATTACAAATGATGCTGATTGACTACCAGATGCTGCTACACCATATACTTCTGATGGTGTTAAAACAGGTAGAACAACCTGTTCACCAGCAGCTAGTTCAAAACCAGTAGAAGAAGTAACCCCAGACTCACCAACATAAATTTTTGCAGTATTTGCACCAGCGGCTTTTACTAAAATACCTCTACGACAATCTACCGTAGATGATGTTAGTTGTACAGCAGTACCACCAATTGAACTTTTACCACCAGTTTCCCACGTTTTAGGTGTAGCCATGTTTTACTCCGTGATTTCTTTTAATAGTTGAACTATAGTTTGTGCTGAATTAGACCAAGTAAACTTTTTAGCAGTTTCTATTCCAGCAGTATTTTGTTGTAAGTTGTTTTCTTGTTTAAGTTTATGTACAGTTTTCATATATTCTGCAATTTGATCAATATGTGCATCATCAATACAATACCAATCACCCTGTCCATTAAAAAATTGTCCATCAAATGCTAACTCCATGTCTTCTAGTTCTATCAACATGGAGTTTTCTGTTGTGCAAAATTCTGTGTGTGCTGTAACATTTGTTGTAATAACGGGTTTTCCACAAGACATCATTTCCAAAAGTTCGAGATTCCATCCCTCAGCCCTTGCTGGAAATACGCCACAATCCATATCCTTCATTACATTATACACCTGTTCTTGAATATCTAACCGCTTTCCTATCTTTATTTTAGAACCAAGTTCGGAATTGATATAAAAATCGCACCATTCTTTATGTTGGTGTGGTCTTATGAAGAAATTTGTTGTAAATAGCACCAGTTCAACATCATCATCTATAGTAAAAGCGCGATTAAATGCCTCGCCAATAATATCATGTCCTTTACGAACCTCCCATTTTCCAAAATTTACAAATCTAGTTTTACCATCATTTAGAAAATTTGACCCTTTAAATATACCCCTATCAACACCTAGTGGCACAACATGAACACTTTCCTCTTTTCTGTCCACATTTTCTAAAATAATATTTTTTGCCCATTTTGATGTGACAAATAAATGGTCTGGGTATTCTAGATTATGTTTTTCTAAATCATTAAATTTGTTCAATTCAAATATTGGAAAACCAATACTTGGACCTTTACCAGTAAAACCTGCCATATCAAACTGATGCCAAATTTTCAGGCAAGGCGCATTGTGATGGAATGTTAAACCAAATTGTCTAGAATCACCATTGATATATTCAAATCTTTCTTCTGCATTAAAGTCTCTAATGCACTGCGCTTTGACATCTATTAGCTTGTTTAACTCCTCATAAAGGAAACAACCAACATATCCGTAGGACATTTTATTAAATGGGGCGATTAGATTAAGTTGCATTTTTGATCCTAGAAATTATTTCTGATGTAGAGATTCCATCTGTATATTTTAAATATAGAAATTCTATTCCATTCTTTTCAGTAAATTCTATGTCGATATTTAATTGTTCTGCTAGAGATTCGCCTGTCCAATCTGATCCATGTACTATATATTTTGGTTTTATAATTTCAATATAATTTCTTTGTAATTCATGTGATTCTACAATAAATGCCATATCTACATATTTGCACGCTGAAACTAGTTCCAATCTTTCAATTTCTGATAGTATTGGTTTTCTTTTATAAGATACCGCAAAGTCATCACTATTTACGGCGACTATTAATTTATCACATTGTTTTTTTGTATTCTTAAAAATTCTTACATGACCATTATGAAAAAGGTCAAATGTTCCACCGACATATGCTTTTATCATAATCCAAGATCCTGCATGTATGAATCTAATATTTTTTTAATCGCAAATTGCTTTTCTTCATCTGGTATTTTAGTTTTGGACTGTATAGTTGTTGTGAGTTTAGAATTATCACCAGATAATGTTTGAAAATCAGTTCCTTTTGGGTGTATCATTCTTGCTTGAAATACTGGATGCGCAAAGAATTTTGTAGCCCATTTCTGACTAACAACACTTGCTAGTACATATTCTGGACCAATTGGATCATTCATTAATTTTCTTGCAATAATTCGTCGTGGCAATTCTTTCTGTAATTCAATAAAATCTTCAACTGCATTTGAACCAAACATAAAGTCACATATAAATAGTCTTTGTGAGTCTGTATAGTATCCACACTGTTCTTTATGATTAGTTAGTGTCATAGATCTTATGAACAATGTTCTCATTGTTGCATATTCAAATCTATCTGGATTTATACTATTTTTATATGTATTTATAAAATTATTCTTAAAGTTTGGATGTATAATTAAGTCGGGTCTACACCTTAATACAAAATCATATTTTGTTCCAGTTTCTTTAATATGATTTTCAAGAAGAATAGCCGTTTTTGATATTGAAGAAAATTGAGATAAATACGAAAAAAAAGATTGTAAGGTAGGCTCTTTATAACCTAATGAATTATATAAAAAATTATCAAAAGTTTCTCTAACAGTATTTGAATATTTTTCATAGTTTTCAACATTTATTTTTTTAGGACTATATAATCTATTAGATATATCATATATGATATTTTCATCTATATTTCTTTGTAAATTCATCCATTCTGTTATTGGCCTTATTGACAATGTATCCCAGAAATGACAGAAATAATCAGTATCAAATGCTGACATCGCCTCTTGTATAAATGGCGCACAATAATTCAACATTCTTGGTTGGCCACTTAATAAAACGGCCATTTTTAGTTTCATATGAATGTCTCTACATCTAAATGTGCAACATCACTATAGTTTTGTATTAAACTACTCATACTTGTTCTAATTCGCTTTTGTTTTTTAAACTGTATATCAAATCTTGGTATTGATAAATAATCTGATATTTTATTTATATTCTGCTGCATATCATCTTCATAATATACAACTAATGGATCATAATCTTCAATTGCTGTTTTTTCTTCCTTAATTTTTCTCTTAATAGCATTTTCTGTTTTTTCAACATCTATATTTATAGTTTCATAAAATGGATCTGTTGATATCCACTTATTTGTTGCAACCGCAACCTCATGAGACGCCTGCATCTCCAGCTTATTTCTTCGTGAAATAAGAATTACTTTTATGGTTTTTAAATATTCTGCAACATTATTTTTTAAATGACAGAATAATATTTTATATCCATCATATTTTTTATGTGCTAATTCACAATATTTAGAATCGCACATTTTTAAATATATATCTTGTGGTATTTTAGTGCAGTTTGGTATATCAAAATCAAATATAGATGTATCTATTCCAGCATAATAATAATTTAATATTTCTTGGTACATCTTAATATCTGGATTTTGTTTTAAAGTATTAATCAATACTGTTGTGCCAGATCGACCATGCCCCAATACTATAAATTTCATGATCTAGCCTCTATAAAATCAATGATAGCTTCATAGTATCTACTTAAACAAAGAGTGTAAACCCGTGTAATTTCACGAATTTGTAATTTATCTTTCTTGTCTTTGTTTAAATTATAGATATGTTGTATTTCACCACCAAACATCTTATGTTTTAAGATAGTATTTGTAATAAGTGTTTCAATATCATTTCTATCAACTGGTGGATAAATAGATGAAAAATCTCTTTTTAAAGCGGTTTTACAATCAGCTAGACCCTGACCATAAAATCTATCCAACATATACTCTTCAGTTAATCTAAATTCAGGAATAATATGATCTAATTTTGGTCTTGATGAAAATAGAACTTTTACTTTGTTAAACCTGCATTTATTAATTAATTCAAACTCATCGTTTGGTGCCAATATTTTTTTTCCAACATAACCATCTGTCACATCAAATCCACCAATTTTATCAAATACCATCTTTTGTATAGACATATTTGCAGATACAAGGTACTTGTTTTGATCAGAAGTAATATCAATTATTACATCATCAACATAACTTGTTGATAAATCAAGTTTTGCTAACATGTGTTCAAAAATATCACACATCCATATCGGAGGTTGTTTTTGGAACAACAGGGATACTTTTCCACCGAGTAAACAAAGGTGTTGTTTGTGTATTTTTAAATGTTGTTCTAAGCAATCTTCTTCAAAAAGACAATCATCATCTGTAAATACTAATATATTACCGGTTGCTATTTCTGCGCCAGTGTTTCTAGCAAGATTAGCTCCCGGTTTTTTATTTGAGACATATGTAAAACCAAAATAATCTTCTACAATATCTTCTGTTCCATCAGCAAATTTTCCATTTTCTACAACAATTACTTCATGTGGAAGTATTGTTTGTGTAGATATAGATCCAAGTGTTCTTTTTAACATTTCTGGATCTGGATTATATGCTGGAATTATAACAGAAATTGTTTCTGGTCTAATCATAATCTGGCATTAGTCCTAGTTCTGCTAAATGCGAGCAAATCAATAACATAACATCGTTTGGTGAGTCTGTAATTTCACCATCTAATTCTACTTCATTAAATGGGCATTTTTCATAAACTGACATAGATACTTCATGCGCTTTGTACAAATAATCATCGTTCTTCTTTTTGTCATAGTTTCTTAAATGACCAACAAAATGCACTGCCGCAGCCTGCACGTTAGGATCATTATAGAAGTCTGTTAGTTCCTGTATATCCGCTTGATGTGGCTGAACCATATACATAGTCCATATCTAAAAATCTCCATCTGTTCATATGATCTACTACTTTAGCAGTATCAACAAATTCCAGATAGTTTGTCATGTCTGTCCAATCTGAAAACATCATCTGGTGTGGAACAACACCAAACATCCAATTAGGAATATTACTTTTACCTTGCTTACATACGACCAGAATTGGTTTCTTCTGAGAACAAGCCTCAAAAGCCTCGTGGTATGAACCACACATATGACTGTCAAGATCTAAGTATAAAATTAAAAAATGCGCAATATCGACCATCCTCAAGTCAACAGCGCAAATTGGTTTCATAATAGATTGTATCTGAGCAAAGTACCCAAGTTCTTTTAAATTCTGGATAGTTTCTCTAGTTTTTTCATTTTCGACACCAAAAGAACATGCTTTATCACACGGGTCTAAAATTCCAACTTGTTTTGATAATAGAAAAGGTTTTATATCGTCCCTCCATTGTGTTGCCTCTTCCCACTCTACTCTGTCCATTGGTCCGCTAAGATAGCACAGCATACCTTTTAGTCTATTCATTAAATGTCCTCCGACATTCATCATAAACATCTTGTGTTGAGTAAATTTCTTCATCAGAATAAATCTGTGTTGGAAATCTATCCATTACAAATCCCCTCTGACTGACTATAAAAGATGGAGATAATGCAATGTCATATCTTTTAGATAGTCCATCATATAATGATCTAACACATGCTTTAAAAGGTTCTGTTGAAAGAATTACTCTTTTTAAATTACCAGATTGTACATAATATTTATTCATTTACAATATCTCCATCTTTAGTAGACCACCAGACCTTTTTAATTCCAATAGCATCTAATATTTGTTGACAATTTGTACACGGTTTACTTTCCCCAAGTTCACCATACTTATTTAATCTAAGAACAACCATAGAGAAACTGGAGTTAAGATGAACTTTCCCCCAACATTTACTTATTGCATCAGTTTCAGCATGAGCATAATTGTACTTTTTATATTTGTGTACATTAAACTTATTTGCTAGATAGAGAGTTTTTGCATCGCGATTGTAAGGGCGATTCACCCCTATAGATATAAGCTGATTGCGCTTATAGATAAAAGCAAAATGATAAGGTCGCCACACACCTTTAGTATCATAGTGGTTGGGAAAAATATCATTAGCTATCTTCAGAGATTTCTGTAGAATTCTCATTTCTAAATGGTTCTAACTTTTCTAAATTCTCAAGTTTAAGTCTCTCCAATTCGCGTTGAATACTTCTTTCCTCTCTCAGAAGTCTTCTCTTAAATGAGAGTTTGCGCTGAGTTTTTAGCTGCCTCTGTTTCTTCTTTTTCTCTTCTTTTCTTTGCTTGCTCATTTTTCAGATCTGTTGTAAAGAATTGATTAGTGTTTATACCAAGAATTATACGATGTCTACGAACTGTTTTATCTGTTACTTTATGGTCGCTGTTTTTATTCCAGTATTCAGCAATCTGTTTTGGTGTTAGAGTTAAATTTAATTTTCTAATGACATCATGAAATAAATCCAGTTTTGCACCAGACAATTTTTTAAAACTCTTTCTTTTTTCAATGAGATTCATTCTTGCTGCTTTTTTACTTACAGCACTAGAACTTTTACCAAGTTTTTTGCAGATTGTTTTTCTTGATACTTGATTTGAAATTGAGCGTTTAAGATAGGCTATTTCTTCCTCGGTCCACGGAGTTCTATCAACACCATCTGAACCAGTTAACCCAATTCTTGCCGCTTTATTTCTAATAGCAAAAAATGTCTTACCGGGAATTGAGACACTACGAATATCACCTCCGTATTTTTCATACTGATCTATCAACATTAATTCTTCAATTCGCCTCCAATCTCTTCTTCTAGGGTAATCTGGGATTTTAACTCCAGATTTTTTCATTTTATATTTCATATTAAAAATTTTTGATTTACTAACCCCCATCTTGTTAGCAAATTCTTCCAATGTCAAACCTGCATCAATAGCATCACAATATTCATTAAAGAAGTTCTTCATCAATAGCCTCTAGCAAATCTTGAAAAAGCAAACAGTATTCTCTTAGTTCTGCGGGAGTAAGCTCGGTGCCCATTTCCGCTAGATCATTTCTTACTTTACTAGGATTAGTTTTCCATTCATTTAAAGCGATTTTAAGTTGTTGTTTATTTTGTCTAAATTCATGGAAAATTTTATCCAGATTAATCATTTTTTCTCCATTAGATTTTGCTCTAGTCTCTCAATACGATCTTCCATATCGTATAGACCAAGAACATATTTTTGGGCAACAATAGCACCATGAAAAATCATAAAAAATATACCTAAGATTATTGCCCATCCAATTAGAGTACCAGCAATATATGCGGCATTATTCTTTTTTTCGACCATCTTCTTTTTCCTTGTGTAGATCTTCCAATTGTTTATTGCGAATAATCTGGTCGTGTGGTATTTCTACTGGCACTGGCTTTTTTGGCACTTCGGACATTGTTGTAACTCATGTCTAAGGTCTGGTAAAGATTTGGAAAGTTCTTCTATTAGTCTATTACCCTCACTTGGTGAGCCATCATACTCCCACCAATCAATTATATCTTCAATACGAGACAGAGTTTCTTTTGCTGATTGTGCATCCATCTTAGTGACCAAAAGCCTCCAGAGTGTGTTTAAAAGGATTATCGGGAATTTCTCTTACTAACTCCAGCATTTTACTGGCGATTTCTCGAATTTCAAGTTGAGCCGCTGAATCTGATCTTAAAGTATAAAAATTATGGAAACAGCTCATATTCATCATAACGCTCAACGTTATCTGTGAGTTATACGTTTTGAAGAATCGTGCTGATTCTTTTGCTCGCTTACGCCCTAAGACTGGTGAGAGGTCTGCCAAGCAAGCATGATATAATCTATTACCTTCTTCTGTGTATTCTGCCAGTCTTTGATGCCAGTCGTCAGACGGTGTGCTTAAAGCCTCTCCACTATCTGAAATTCGGATACCTTGCCAATCTTTTGGCAGGTAATACTTATCTTCTTGTAGTTCCTTATATCTTGCACTCTCACCATTAATATTGGCGTGGCGATGTTTTATCAGATGAATGTGTGAAGCCACATCACATGTGACATTAAATTCTACAATTCCACGTTCAAAAGGTGTGCGATGTGGCTTACCACTGCCATTGTTCCATAATTTATTAACAAGTAAATCTCTAACTTGTTCGTCAGATCTGGAATCAACATCTATCTGTGTAGATGTCCAAGCAGCACGAGCAATTGCCTTGTCTCCACCATACCATCCAATAAGTTCTACTTTATTATCCATTAAATAACTCCAAAAAAATAGCCCCGCCGAGTAGACGGGGCTATCTTAGCACATGATTACTCGGATGTCAACTTTGATTCTGATTCTTCGATAAGATTTTTCATTTTCTTATCAAATTCAGGTTCAATTTCAGAACGTAGTTTTGCCCGTGCTTTTATTACCTCCACTTCTGGAAGGTATTTTTCTTCGGAAATATCCTGTGTTACGGGTCGTTCTTCATATTGAGGATGTGACAATCCTACATCACGTAGTGCATGTTCCATTCCGGTGTGATAACCATCTTCATATGAGTTTTCTGCAATGTACTTGTTTTGTTCCAACCCACTGTAGTATCCATTGTGCCACAGTTCATGAAACTCATCGGTAGCATCTTCATTTCTAATTGTCTTTAAGATGCCCTCAGTAACACCCTGATTTTTAGCCAACTGCATATCATTGTCAGTTGAACCATTAATCAAAGAAAACATAATCTCAGAAAGCTGGTCATCATTGATTTTGCTTCTGGTCTCTGAGATTTCTAAGAGGATGTTCAAATGAATAATATAGTGAACGCAAACAGTAATTACAGCAACAAAAACTAAATCAACGATTGCCTGTGACCTGTTCACAATTGAGTCCTTTTACATAAAGTTCAAGAAGTGGTATCAATGTATTTTTATGATACCTGACAAAGGATTTTAAAATGATAGATTCTGCCTCTACCATTTCCGGATACTGCAACTTTTCATAGTCTACAACAGTTGCAAGTATTGTATCTACTGTTTTTTCTGACATTCTAGAAACTTTGCACTCTTGAATTTGAAAAATCTAGACTATCAGCAAAAATTGAATAATCGTTAATATTCATGTCCTTTTCTTCATACCTTCTGGTACGAAGCTCTAGACGGCCAACCACATGAACCTGCGTACCTTTACGAACATATTCTTCACAAATCGCAACAAGTCTACCAGCTATCTTAACATCAATATATAGCGGCTCTTTACTACGTCGTGAATTTGATACGATTCTAAAGACACCAAAATCATCAGTGATCTTCTTAAATTCTTTTACTACACCGCCGGTAATTACAACCGTATTACTATCCATTTATATACTCCACAAGTTCATCTATTTCTTTATCTTTTTGCTTAACACTTTTTCTCTTACGAGTTTTCTTCTCTGGCTCTGGTGTTTCTTCCATGTAGTTTGCTTCTATTGTTTTTATGGCATTAACTACAACTGGATCTGTATTTTCAGAGATTTGAGAACATTCGTAAGAATTTGTCTTAATGTAATGAGGACAGCCCGGTAATTCCACAACATCTTGGTCTATGACCTTTGCTTTAGATTTTGCTTCTGTTACCGAGCTTGCCCTGACCACATATTCTGTGTAACAGTTTTGTAATTCTGTTACCAAAAAATACTTCATGATAGTCCTAGAGACTTCAGAATTCGACCACGTACAACCTGTGCATTTCCACGATTGGACTTACACAGAACCGATGTGGCAGTTGAACTAGTGAGACCTAGCCGAGATGCAGCCTGTGTAGTACCTCGCTGTGTATTAGCGAAAGTACCGTGTCGCATTGTACGTGCAACAGCGGTCACAGGATTGAAGGTCTTACCACGGTCTGCACCATTACGTGCAACTCCAGTAATTTGATTACCTTCGTATGACCAAGAGTAAGCGTTAGTTGTCTGGGCTAGTGTCTGTAGGAATTGTGTCTGATCCATTTGTCAGTCCTTCTAAAATACCTTTGAGACGCAACTTTTGTGTCTCTGTTGAAGTTGGAAAATTCGGCATACTTACATTCTGCCGATCCGAAATAGCTTTGGCCAACATGAGCAGATGATGGGTCTTCATTTTATGTAAAGCTGAATTTAATTCAGGATGAAGATCTCCGACCAATTCTTGAAAAGCCTCAACATACTCGGTTTTTTCCTTCGGTCTACTCATTATATCCCTCGGTTTCAAAAAAGGAACAAGAAAATTCGCCAGATAGTGATTTTTTTTGGGCTTCGGTTTTTTTATCCCACATCACTCTCCAACGATACCAATCCTCCAACTCTCCACCCATTAGTGGTTTGCCGGAAATACATTCATATCCGCGCTCCCATCTTTGAGCATAAAGCTGGATTCTTTTTTCTTTTTCTTCAAGAAGTTTTTCTTTGGTATTTAATTCCAGATCTGGTCCTGTACTACCAAATCTTTCCATGTATTTTTGCTTAGGTATTGTGCCAATACTTTTCATGGCCGTCTCTCAAAAAAAAGAAATGGTGGCATGTCACAGTGACGCTTTGAATCTGGATTAAACCAAAAAACGTGCTGAACCGCGATTATGCCACCACTTTATCAGATAGAGGCCTAGATGTCAAGTCCCAATTCTGACATTTTTTGAAGTTCATGCTTTTTGACATGATAATTTAGCGGACCCGGCCTGCCAGATTTTAAACGCATTCTTTCTGGATTACGATTTTTCAGGGTATCTTTATCTACCCATCCCCAGATTCTAACTTTTTTAAGTCTATCATTGTACGAGCATGAGATAAAAATATCAGAATTATCTAATTTAATTCTATCTTTTTTATACTCGCATGAGACTTTTAGTATAGGGTCGTTCCAGGCATGACCATGTGCAGCGGTTTTAACATCTGCATGTAGATCACCAATGACGATATCATAACCATCATCACCATGATCATCATAAATTTCTGAATCTACTTCAATATCAAAAATTTTACATACAGCAACTTCACCAGTTAATCCTTTGTAATGAGAATCTTCTGATGTTGTACCACCAATATTACCGTGGCGACCATGACCAAAACTTGACTTTTTTTCATCTCTTTTTCGAGCTAAAGTTTTTGCTCGTTCTATATCATGCTCTGTTAACTGCACTTCGATAAAATCAGCCATAATAATATACCATTGCTACACTTGCTACTAGATAAACCCAAAGTAATGTTACTTCTATCTTACGCATAATCCCAGACCTTTCTGATATGGAAGAAATCTTCTCCATGTTCCTCAATCAATTGATTCTTAATATCATTTCTTTTTTCAGCAAACACTTGCTTTTGTTTATGAGTTACTTTTCCATTTTCCCAAATAAAATAAGACACAGTCATTAACATCGCATACTCCTATTCATCTTAAAACAAAATAACCCAGTGGTCAATAGATGAAATATGATATAAGCAAATACTGTATTACCATGTACTAAGTAAAACAATATCGCCCATATAACCAAAACTGCTGTTAATCTCATGGAAAATGTTTCTTGAGAATTTCTATTCTATCTTCTGCATCAACGAGTGTATCTAATGCTTCATCTAAATTACTATAGAAATCACCAGTGCTATGGTCTCCAATTCCAACTGGTCTTTCAGTTAGTAATTGCAATGAAAGTAATGCCTTATCTTTATCTGAATAAGCCTTACCTCTTAGGTAATCAATTGCTAATGTCTTGATGTCGCTCATATAAGTGCATTCTTTTAATTGTGGGTATTATACCCTCATCTTTGATTTTTTCATATGCCATAACTGCTAGTTCTTTTGTAGCATAAACTCCAACTATAGCATCAAAGTTAAAATCATCTCTTACAGTGTAAAGAACAAA